CAGTAATATCATTTGGAACTCTTTTTAATGACATTGACATTAAGAAAACAGATTCCGCTGATAACGTTACTTCCGTAACGAAGGTTCCTCTTGCATATGGACCTATGCAAAAGTTTCTTGCTAGACTTGAGCAATCTCCAGATCTAAACAAATCAACTCAAATTACATTACCTAGAATGTCTTTTGAGATGAGTGGTATTTCTTATGACTCGTCAAGAAAAGTAACAACAACTCAAACATTTTTAGCAGGAACAAAAGAAGACGGTTCAGACATTAGAAAAAACTACATGCCTGTACCATACAATATTGATTTTGAATTAAGCATCTATACAAAAATAAATGATGAGATGCTTCAAATTGTGGAACAGATTCTTCCATATTTTCAACCACATTATACAATGACTGTTAATCTCTTGGACACTATTGGTGAAAAAAGAGATGTTCCAATTATTTTAAATTCTATAGGAATGGATGATCAATATGAGGGAAATTTTGAAACAAGAAGATCTCTAGTTTATACTTTAAGATTTACTGCAAAGACATATATCTTTGGACCAATTTCTACAGGATCTGCAACAGACATTATCAAAAAATCTGTTATTGGATTTGGTGCTGGTGGTTCCTCTAGTAGACAGATTGATGTTAGATATACTGCCGAAGCAGTTGCTACAAAGAGTTACTCAGAAACAAGTACAACTGCATTACTCAAAGACTTCCTCAAGACAGAAACAGTTATGGAAGTTATTTCTTCTTCTGGAATTGTCGCAGGAGACAAAGTATCAATTGGAGAAGAAACTGTTTATGTCTCTGATGTAACGGGTAATAAACTCAGAGTAACAAGAGGATATTACTCAACATCTGTTATTGATCATGTTAGTGGTACAGGCGTTAACTTAATCACCGAGGCAGACAACGCCAAGATTGAATCTGGTGATGACTTTGGATTTAGTAGTGACTGGTCATGAGTAAAAATTTTGACGAATTAGACGAGACTTTTAATGTGGAAGCAGACATAGTTGAAACTCCAGAAAAAAAACTAGAGAAGATAAAATCAACTGCTGACGATATCAAAAAAGATTACGATTATACACGAGGTAATCTGTACTCTATTATTGAAAAAGGTCAAGAAGCACTCAATGGTGCTCTTGAATTAGCACAAGAAACAGAGTCTCCAAGAGCATATGAAGTGACGGGTCAGTTGATCAAAAGTATTTCTGATGCAACAGATAAGTTATTAGATCTTCAGAAAAAACTAAAAGAAGTTGAAGAAGATAAATCTAAAGGACCAACAAATGTTACCAATGCTTTGTTTGTTGGGTCTACAGCAGACCTAGCAAAACTTTTAAAACAGCAACAGAGTAATAAATAATCCTATAACCAAACGGAAATCCAATGAGTGTTCCTGCAGTAACATCGATAGTAATATACAAAGGAACTGACTTTGAAGAAAAAGTTTCTATTGCTCTCACAACCCTAGCTGGTACAGAAACCGTAACGGCAAAAGTTAGAAAGCATGAAACTGCTAGTACCTCATATAGTTTTGATACTCATATAGATACAACTAATAATGCAGTTGTTATATCAATGGGCAATAGTGTTACTGATAGTCTAACAGAAGGTAGAAACTACTTTGATATCATTTCTCAGAATGCATCTACTAATAAAATTATGAAACTGGTCGAAGGTTCAATAATAGTAAATCCAACAGTATCCTCATGAATTTTTTATCTCAATTTATGATGATGTCTTCTGCAATCGTGATGGCATCACCAACTGACGATGAAGCTGTATTTACAACTCCTGGAACTTATTCTTGGACTGCTCCACCAAAAGTGAGAAGCGTGAGTGTTGTTTGTATTGGTGGTGGAGCTAGTCCTCTCGTAACCTCTTCAAGTTTTCCTGGTGGAGGTGGAGGTGGATTAGTATATGCTAATGAAATGGTAGTAACACCTGGTCAATCTTATACTGTGGTAGTTGGATCTGGAGGTGATTCTTCAGGAACTTCGGTCAGTCCAATAACAGGAGAAGATGGTGGTCTCTCTAGTTTTTCTGCTGGAGGAGTTACCATAACGGCAAACGGTGGGCAGAAAGATGGAACTGGTGGAACATACTCTGGAGGAAGTGGTGGTGCTAACGGCGGATCTACAGATTCTAGTGGTGCGGGCGGTGGTGGCGCTGCTGGATATACTGGAAATGGTGGCGCAGGAGGAGTAGGTGGATCTTCTTCAGTTGGAGGCGCAGGTGGAGATGGATCTGGCGGTGGATCTGGTGGCGGAGGTGGTTCATTTGCACAAACTTATACCACAACTCAACCAGGTAGAGCATCTTCTGGTGGAGGAACAGGAATATTTGGACAAGGTTCAAATGGAACTGGAGGTTCTGGAGCAACATCTGCTTCTGGTTTAGGAAATGCAACATCTGCAGAGGGAGGAAGCAATGGTACTGATGGTGATTTAAATGGTGGATTGTATGGTGGCGGAGGAAGATCGGGTTTTCTTAAAACTGATCCATCCGATTTATACCTTGCAGGAGGATCGGGTGGAGGTGGAGCAGTAAGAATCATATGGCCAGGAAACGTCAGGCAGTTTCCATCAATAAATACTCAAGAGATCTAGTATAGTTTAATGTTAATAAAAATAGAAAACGGAGTTCCAGTTGGTGAACCACCAATTGATGAACGAAACTTCAGACAATTACATTCTAATACTTCTTTCCCAAGGACACTCACTCCCGAAGATGTAGAGTCTTTTGGTTATGGACTATTTCAACAAACTAGTCAACCAGAACCAGCTAGGTTTATGAAATGTGTTGAAGACACACCAGTAAAAAATGAATTTGGATTTTATATGCAGACTTGGAAAAGAACTGCAATGAGTTCTGATGAAATAGATGGGATTACAAAAGCAAAAGAAAAAGAAGTTAAAAATATTAGAGATGAAAAATTAAAAGAGAGTGATTGGTTAATTTTGGCGTCTACTTCAGGTGAGTTAAGCGTTCATCCTTTGATGATGAATCAATGGAAAAATTACAGAAAACGTCTTAGAAATATTTCTAATCAGAATGGATATCCTTGGAACGTAACTTGGCCAGAACAACCTGTTGTGAACGTTCCTCGTGACTTTGAAGAACAACTATAAATAAAGACATACTAGAAAAAGGCGAGAATGTCCCAGCTATTCGTTGATACTATAAGAAATAGAGATGGTAATGGTGCCCCAGTATTTGATAAGGGTGTCGTCATCACCGGCGTTGTTACTGCGTCTTCAATTTCAATTGGAGTAACAGAAGTTGTTAGCTCGGGATTTCAGCTAACAAATATTTTAGGTCTTGATGCAACAACCACAGCAACTATAGAATCTGCTGTTGCATCTGCACCAAATGACTTCACAAGTTTAAATGTAAGTGGTATTTCCACATTTGGATCTAATATAGATCTTAACTCAAGTATTGATATATTAGGACATACAGAAACAAATACTTTAAATGCAGTTGGAATTTTAACGGCTTCATTATTATCAACAGGAGCAGAAGGGTCTGCTATTCGTATTTCTTCAAATACAATCAGTGGTCCAGCAACGCTTACAATTGATCCTGCTGGTATTGGGACAAACACAGGAACAGTTGTAATTCAGGGTGATCTTCAAGTAGAGGGTGATACGACAACCGTAAACTCCACTACTTTAACTGTAGACGATAAAAATATTATTCTTGCTAGTGGTTCTCTCACCGACGCATCTTCTGATGGTGGTGGTATCACGCTAGAATCTGGAGAAGGAAATAAAACAATTAATTGGGTCGATTCTACAGACTCTTGGACATTCTCTGAGAATATTGATCTTGCTTCTAGTAAGACTTTCAAAATCAATGGAGTAGATATTCTCTCAGCAACAACGCTTGGATCTAGTGTTGTTAATTCTTCATTAACATCTGTGGGAACATTAACAACACTCAATGTATCTGGTGACTTAGATGTAGACGGACATACTAACTTAGATAACGTAAATATTTCTGGAATAGTTACTTCTGCTGGTGGATTTAGTGGTAATATTTACATTAATGAATCTGTAGATGATGATGTTAATTATAACATCATGATGTTACAAACGACTGGTGGTGGTAATGCATACAAACCAGTCATGGTTGATAATGGTGGTATTGATTTCAATCCATCTTTGAATAAACTTAATCTTCAAGGAACACCTGGTATTCAAGCATATGGCACATCGGGACATATAGATGCTGTAAATATAAATCTAACTGGAATTGTTACTGCAACCACTATTAATGCAACAACGTTTGTTGGAGACGGTGACTTTGTTGAATTAGATGTTGATGGACACACTAATCTTGATAATGTAACTGTTGGTGGTGCTATTACTGCTACTACATTTACAGGTGCTTTAGATGGTAATGCAACTACAGCAACCACTGCTGGAACAGTTACAACTGCTGCTCAACCAAACATCACTTCACTTGGTACTCTGAGTGCTGTTACAGTATCTGGTCTTACTAACCTTAATGGTGACTTGGATGTTGATGGACACACTAATCTTGATAATGTAAGTATCGCAGGTGTTACTACTGTTGGTCTAACAACAGTTTTAGAAACAGGAATTTTAACTCATGATTTAAATGTTTCTGGAGTATCTACTTTTAATGGTGATATCCGATTAACAGAACAAGACGGTTCTGGTATTTATTTTGGAGAGAGCCTTGATTTTGCAATTGCACATGATGGAAATAATTCATATGTCTTTGAAAGAGGAGGTACTGGAAATGTATACATTGCTGGCAGTAACGAAGTTATTATTGCCGATGCATCAGGTGCAGGACCTAACCCTGCAGATTATATTACCGAAACAAAAGCTAGATTTGTTACAAATGGTCCAGTAAGACTTTACTACGATAATGTAGAAAAATTTGCAACTGCTGGATCAGGTGCAACAGTATATGGAACATTCACTGCAGACACTCTAAGTGTTTCTGGTATTTCTACTTTCACTGGTGATATTGATGTAGATGGTCATACCAACTTAGATAATGTAAGTATTTCTGGTATAGTTACAGCAACTCAAGGTGTGGTTGATGGTGCTGGTAATTTAAGAACTCTTCCTCAAGTATCTAAGTCCACTGCTTATGTATTGATTGCTTCCGATACTGGTAAGCATATTAGCATAACAACAGGCGGAGTTACTGTTCCCTCTGGTGTCTTTAGTGCTGGTGATGTTGTAACTATCTTTAATAATAGTACAAGTTCTCAGACAATTACTCAAGCTGGTTCAGTAACTTTGAGGCAGGCAGCAACTACAAATACTGGAAATAGAACTCTCGCTGAATATGGAGTAGCAACTGTTATGTGTGTTGCTACTAATACGTTTGTAATTTCTGGAGCAGGATTATCTTAATATGTCAGTAGTAAGTCAAGCGATTCTTTTGGGATTTAGTAATAGTTCTGCTTCTAACGAAGCATATTGGTATGCAACCATAGGTAATGCATCCAGTAATAAAGGTTATGATGTAAAAATTGATTCTTCTAAAAATGTTTATCTTTCAGGGTCATCATACCCCGACCACTCTATAGTAGTCAAATATGATGCAAGTGGTAGTCTTCAATGGCAGCGTACAATTACCGCAGATGAAGCCGAAATTACTTCACTTGGGTTAGATAGTTCTAATAATATTTACGTTGTTGGTGATACTGAATCAAACAGTCAAGGTGGTAGAGACTTTTATATTGTTAAATTGAACAACTCAGGAACTGAACAATGGCAGCGTGGATTAGGTAGTACAGGAAGTGAAGAGTCTATAGGGCATTCATCAACTGATAGTTCGGGAAATACTTATGGTTGTGGATATGCATCGGGTTTCGACAATATGTTTTTATTTAAGTATAATAGTTCAGGAACTCTTCAATGGCAGAGAAGTCTTACGTCGGGGTCCACAGCGCAGTCATTTCATAGTGATTTAGTACTTGACTCATCAGGAAATGTTTATGCGTCTGGGGAATCGGATTTAGGAGTAACTAACGATAGCGCCCTTACTCTTGTAAAATACAATAGTTCAGGAACTCTCCAATGGAAGAAGAGTTTAAAAACATCTACACCTAGAGAAGTGGGAAACGCTGTTGCGATCGACAGCTCAGGTAATCTTTATGTTTGCGGATCTACTAGATTAGGAAGTAGTTCAAATGATCGGGATTTGCTTCTTGTGAAATATAACAGTTCAGGAGCAGTTCAGTGGGAGCGTGCATTAGGTGGAAGTGACGAAGAAATAGGACATGGAGTTGCTGTTGATAGTTCAGATAATGTTTATGTTTGCGGAACTAGTCAGTCAATATCTGGAAGCACTAGGTATATGATGATTGCTAAATTTAATAGTTCAGGGTCTCTCCAATGGGAACGGTCTTTAGGTGGATCAAGTGATAGTCGTGCAGAAAGGATAAAAGTAGATGGTTCTGATAATCTTTATGTTGCTGGTTATACTAAAGCAACAGGTCAGGGTAACGATGATGTCTTTGTTATTAAACTTCCAAATGATGGATCATTAACTGGTACATATGGTTCTCTTACATATGCAGCAACTAACTTTACTCTAACGACATCTATTTCAACGACAGAGGCAAACTTAAATTTGACTGGTTCTAATGGAACATTAACAGATTACGCTCAAAGTCTAACGGTATCTACTTCTAGTTTTACTTCGGCAACTACTTCACTATAAATATAAATAACTAAAACTAGTAAAGGGGATAGTGAACCTTGGCTATTCAGAAGAATTTTGTTATAAAGAACGGTCTAGAGGTTGACGAAAATACTTTATATGTAGATGCTGATAATAATAGAGTTGGCGTCGGCACAATATTCCCCGACGTAGAACTCAAAGTATTAGGAGCTATTGGTTGCACAGATTTTGCAACAACTAGAAATTTTTCAGCGAGTGGAATATCCACTTTCAATAACCTTCAGTTTACTGGACAAAGTTTAACAATTGGTTCAACATCTGGAGATCCTGGACAATATTTACGTTCTACTGGTTCGGGTGTTGAATGGGCAACCTTTCCAACCGCAGTTAGAACAACCACAGCATTTACTGCCATCGATGATCAAACAATTTTTACATATGCATATAACGTTGGATTTCTTGATGTATATGTAAATGGTGTAAAACTGAAGGGTGATGGAATAACAGATATCACCGATTATATTGCTAATAATGGTATTAATTTTACTCTGACTGAAGAGTGTTATGCGGGAGATTTTGTAGAAGCAGTTGCATATAACCCAGCATCTGTTGGATCTGGAAGCACTGGTATTCTTGGAGTTACCGTACAAGATGAAGGAACAGTTGTTGGTAATATGAATGGAGTTAACTCCATCAACTTTGTTGGAGTTGCAATTACTTCTGTTGGTAGCGGTGCGGGTGTTACTGTTACTGTAAATCCAACTGGAATTAGTACAGTAGGAACAAGTACATTTAATAATCTTTCAATTTCTGGTGTTACCACTGCATCATCAGATGTAGTAATTGGAGTGAACACCTCTAGTGGTTTAGTCCTCAGTGATTCTACAGGACAACAATATAGAGTCAGTGTGAACACTGATGGAACTCTATTTACAGTATCTATCTGATAAATACACTCATAGGGAGACTCTACTAACATGGCCAGGAACAATAGAGAACTATCTCAGTTAGGCGCATTTATTTCCATAACAGACAATACTCAGGAAATTGGTGCTGGTATTTTAGATGCTAACGAGGTAAATCGCCACGTAATGGCCATTGGCGCGACAGATCATACTGGATTGACTGTACCACCAGCTATCGGAATTGGAACGACTAATCCTGGAAAAGATAAGGTTACGGTTCTTGCCAATGTTAATATTGCAAGACAGATTGGTGGTGAAGGTGGTAATTTAATAGTAGATCAAGATCTAAAAGTAGAGGCAGAATCTGAAATTAAAGGTATACTTCATCTTACTAGTGGTCTTACCGCAAGTATGGGTGGAAGTGATCCTAATGAAGTTTCTCTTAGAGTCCCTCATGGAATTTCGGAATTTGGTAATGAAGTAGAAGTAAATCCGGCAGTTTCTCTAAGAAATCAGGCTGATAAGGGAACAGGTTCAAATATACATCCTACAGGTCTTGGCGTCACTATTATACCTGTAAATTTAGTTGATACTAATATAGCAATTACAACTAGTTACCTAGTTAATAGTGGAGGCAGTTTAGTTGAAAGTACGACTCCAGGTCTCTCTAATAAGGTTTTAACAGAGATACCAGTTAGAATTGATTATAATCATCATCTTCAAGCGTTTCCCACTGATAGGGATAATCCAGCATTGACCACACTTGGATTTCACTCCATGAGTGGTCCAGTTAGGTTTAATACTATTTTAGGAAGCGAAACAATTGATCCATCAAGATATGATGCAGCTCTTGGAATTACAACTAATCCAAGAGTTGGTACTTTTGAAATCTCTCATGCAGGTGGTCATATAGGAATTGAAGGTCCTTTAAGTCAGGGTGGTGGACCCGTAACAGTTCAAAACATTTCCATCAGCACTTATACAAATTTTGATGGTACTGCAGCAAACGGTTATGTATTAATTCCATACAATTTAGATATCGATTATGGTCTTCAATCATACTCTGGAAGTAGATTTCAAGGAGGATTTTTAACAGATGACCTTCACGTAACTTCCACAAATGGTATTTCTACAATTACCGGTAGTTTATATTTACCCAGTACTGGAAGTTTACCAGCATGGAATGTTGGTATGGGTCTTTCTGATGGAACTGGTCCAGAGTTACAAGTTGAAGGATCTTCACAGTTTAGTGGTTCGATAAGAGTAGGTTTAGCTTCACGGGCAACAACTGGAGACGTTGCCGCAGATGGGGTCATGTCAATTCAGTGTGGTGCTGGAATAACTGCAACGAATTTACATCTCTATGGTAATGATCTTGATGAAAAAAGTTTTACACGTCTAGAAACAGTTTTAGTTTCTCTTGGAAAAAGTTCATCTAGTTTTGATAACTCTAATAATCCATACGGTATTGAATTTAGAGCACCAGTATACACTAATATAATACCAAAAGAGAATGGTGCAGTATCAACAGATGCTGGTACTTTAGGTACTCCGGAAAGGTATTGGAAAGAATTATGGGTTGATAGAATAGATTCAAATAAACTTTCTATTTCAACGTCGATCGTTAACTCTGGTGGTTTATATCAAACTGGTATTTCTACTTTTCAATTTGGGGGTAGACTAGAATATCGGGCTGATGATCCCGCCGAGTTCCATACTCCTATTCATGCATCTGGTATATCTTCATTTAGAACTTTATTTGCCGAGAATCTAACAGTAGCAAATGATATCGTAGGTACTGCAGTCACCGCTCTACAATCTAAAAGAATTTATGTTGGATCTGCAGTTACTGCTCAATACTATAGATTGGTTTTAACTGATGAAGATGGTAATGATGATGATGGTTCTATCTTTGTTGATCCAGCCGGAATTGAAACAGCTCTTGCATATGATCCAGGTAGCAATATTTTAAATGTTCCTGGAGATATAAGAATAAGTGGAACTGATGCTGGAAGTGATGATGGAGTTATCCAAATATTAGCTCCACAAGCAAGATCCACTTTGAGGATGTTCCAGACTAATGTTTCTAGTGCAGAAATACTAACTCAAGGTCATAGATCTCTTTCCGTTGGATCAACTCTTGGTATAACAACTATAAACTCCTATAGAAACTCCATAAGAGGAGACCTTCTGTTGGGAGCACTTGGAGTTTCTACAGTATCAATCTCTGACGTTAATGGATTGGAAAACATAACCATTACAGGGAATACCTTAACGGAAATGGCTGGTAGTATGGCTATGGAAGGTGATACCTTCGATGTGCGAAATGATGTATTCAATTTCTGTAATTCAAACTCTACGATTATTTCAGCTTTTGCTCTTGGCGATAATATTTCAATAGGTGCAACTGTTGGATTCACATCTATAAGAACTCCAATTTTAAGAACTGCTGGTTCGATAAGAGTTGATGGTAATTTAATTTCTGATAGTTCAGGTTCGGATCATATCATCATGATTCCTGGTAGTGCTGGTGTTGATGCTATAACAAGAGTTGCTGGAGATCTTCAGATTGATGGTCAGGACATTCGTGTTGCTGGTGGTGTAACAAACATTACGATGAATACTGATATTAATACCACCTTTGCGGGTGATATTACTGTTGGTGGTAATGAAATTAGAAACAGTGATGGTATACTAAACATTACTCTGTTTGGAGGTGGTCTCACTAGTATCGGTGGTACACTTAGAATTGAAGGTGATGAAATTCAAGCAGGAACTGGAGTAACAAATATTACTCTTACTCAGAATTTCACTCAAATTGAAAAAGATCTTAGAGTAAATGGTAATAATATCAGATCTTCTGATAATAATATCAATATTACTATGGATTCAAATACCAGAACAAGTGTTTCTGGAAATTTATCCGTTGGAAACAATATAATTGAAGCATCTGATCAACAATCTGCTATAACTTTAATTCCTTCTTCTGGTTCTGTTGCAATAAGTTCTAACCTAACAGTCAATAATGATTTTGAAGTTTTAGGAAGTGAAACTGATATTAAATCCGAAAATGTTAGAATTAAAGATACGTTAGTTAGTATCGGATTAACAGAAGGAACTGGAACAGGATCTCTAGTTGTACCTACAGTAGATGAAAATAAAGACGTTGGATTAATTCTAAATTACTATGATGCTGGTTCAAAACAAGCAGCACTTTTCTGGGATGATTCTTTAGGAAGTGTTGGAATTGCTTCTGACGTATCAGAAACTTCAAGTGTATTAACTGTTAATCAATATGCGAAAATAATTGCAAAATCAATAGCAATTTCTGACTGTGCTGGAACTTCGGATATCATTCAATGTGAGGGGACAACTAGAACTTTAGCAAACATCGTTATCGATGGAGGGGAGTACTAAGGTTACTAAATAAGATAGCACTCAATTTCTATTGAGTATTACGGTATATACCAAACATGTAGAAGATGTCAGATCCCCAAATTCGTTTAAAACGGTCAACAGTAGCTGGTAAAATCCCAACTACCGCACAACTTGCTCTTGGTGAGTTAGCTGTAAATGCTTTTGACGGAGAGGTATTCTTAAAGCAAGATACAGCAGGAGTTGGAATTGCTACTCGCGTTATTAGAGTAGGTGCTGGAGGATCTTTAGGAAAGACTATCTTTGTATGTAAAGAAGGTAATGATGCTAATACTGGTCTAAATGAAAAGGATGCAAAACTAACAATTAAGGCTGCATCAGAGGTTGCAGAAATCTTTGATACTATTAAAGTTTATCCTGGTGTATATGTTGAGAACAACCCAATTCTGCTCGACAAGAATGTATCAGTAGAGGGATTAGAATTAAGAAACTGCATTGTTTCTCCAGGAAATACGGATAAAGATTTATTCCATGTTAATGATGGTTGCCATCTAACTGACCTTGGATTTACAGGTCAGATGCAAGCAGGTGCTGCTGCAGTCGCTTTCAGACCTCTTGAGAGTGTAGCATCCGATAGATATTTCGACGCAGCAAGACTCATTCGCGTCAACTCAGACTTTATTGCAAGAGAAGCAGTTGGATTTCTAACCAGCGGATACAGTGGATATGCTGGTGGACACCTTGAGCAAGATGGTGCAACTGCTCTACAAGCAAACTTAGATTTTATTGCACAAGAAGCAGTAGGTTATATTACGAGCACTGATTATAAGAATCCAGCATTTGCTGTGACTGGTGCTGGTGGTCCGATGGAGGCACAGAATTGCAGAGACGATGTTAAAGACGTACTCAAATCTGTTGCATATGACCTCAAGTCTACTGGTAATTTACAATCAGTAGGTGCAGCGTTATCTTATTTTACTCCTGGTGGTGCTTTAGATCACGTTAACGGCACCGATATAAACGGATACAGTATTGCAGAAGCTACAGTCGTTGCTATCGATAGGGCAGTTGGTATTGCGTCATATGTAATTAATCAGAGACCATGGGCTAGTGTTGGTGCTGGTGGTACTACAAACGTTACTGGATTTCTTTATGATAATCTAACTGGTATCGCTACTGTTACTTCTGTTGGTCATGGAGTAACGACAGGAGATATTGTTGAATTTGCTGGATTAGCATTTACATGTGCTTCTCAATATGCTGGTTTAACTACTCACATATTCCCAGATGGAACGAACGGTGAATATTTTACAGTAACAGAATTTGTTGATAATAATACCTTTAAGACAAATGTTGCTATTTCTTCAATCGCTCATACTTACGATACTGGTGGAACAGTAGAAAAGCATACCAACTACTATACAGATCATACCCAAGCAATTGATCCTACAAGAAGAAACAAAAGAATCTTGTATGATAACGTAGGTAATAAAGTAGTTGTAGGAACTGGATGGTGTGTTGGAGTTGCTAATAGTATTGGATATCTTGCAGGAATTACCACCAATGCTATTGGTGCTGGTTCTTCTTCTGGTGTTGTTGGAATTATCACTGGTATCAATCTCGATACGTTCCGTTGCTCCAGAGACGTAAGAGATATTCTTAAGGCAGTTTGTTACGATATTACAAGAGGTGGATCCACAAAGGTTGTTGCTGCTGGTAAGACTTACTTTGATGAGTCATTGGCTCAACTCGGTATTTCTTCCTTTGCTGCTGCTACTCTCAAAAACTCTCCAGTTGATGAAGTAACTCAAACAATTCGTGCTGTTGATTATGCACAAGGTATTGTTCGTTGTGTAATTAACAACACAACATGGGGAGGAGTTTCTATTGGATATACCACTCCAGTTCAAAGTATTGTATATGATGCTAATACTGGAATGTCCACTGTTACAACTAGATATGATCATGAGTTGTCCAAAGATGATGGAATTGAAGTTGCAGGTCTGAAGTTTACTTGTCCTGCAGGATCTCCTGGATCTGAAATCACGGTTCTTTCTGCGACATCTGATAATGCTACGGGTATTACTACAATTGAAACATCGTCTAATCATGAGTTAAAGTCTGGCGATGGTATCAAAATTTCTTCAACTACTGGTAGTACTTATACTAATTTGATTGTAGATGATAAAGTTTCTGATACTACATTCGTAACAAGAGTTGGAAGTGGACAAGGATCTAATGCTAGTCTCACTGGAACCATTACACTTCAACGTTATTACACTCCAGAAGTATCAATTAATTCTGCTATCTATGATAACGTTACAGGATTAACAACGATTGGATTTACTACAAGTGCAGCTGGTAGTTCCGATAATGATCCAGCATATATCGACAATGATGGGACAATCCGTCTTGATAATTTAACATTCAGTTGCAATTTAGGAACTAGTGTTTATCCATCAGGTAAGTTTGGATTTGATTTCCCCGTAGAAAAAGTCGGTGGAGACAGATATCAAGACTCTGCAAATCTGATTGCTGGTAACAAACTAGAAATCACAGATAAGGCTCTTGCAAATATCGCAATCGTACATCCAGATTTCTTCTTCCCAGGAGATTCTTCAATAACAACAACCTCTAGATATAAGGATGCGTATCGTCTGATTCAACAAAACAAAGGTGAGATTGTTGGAACAGCATGGACTACAATGGTCACTCAGTATCCTGGATCATCGAGCACAGAAGTTAAGTGTAAGAGAGATCTTAATTATCTTGTAGATGCTGTTTCTACTGATGTCTTTACTGGTGGAAACAATTATTCTGTTGCTTTTGCTAAAAAGTATTTTGATGCTTCTGGTAATTTCTTATCAAATGGTCTTGATGGAGAGGAAGTACAATCTATTCTTGCTTTTGATACAGCAAGAGATCAAATGAAGTTGGCAATTGCTAACCAGTTATCCACAAAAGATACAACAGTTTCTGGTGGTTCTAGTTACTTTGGTGACGGAAGTCCTGCTATTGGAAATAGTGAAACATATTCTTGCAGTGATGTTCAAGCATCGATTGATAACCTCGTCGGTATTGCAACAGAAGCTGTTGAATCTGAGAATCTTAACGTCATTAATGGTCTAACAATTAATTACGGAAACTTCCCAGCAGGAGAGTTCAAGTGCAGAAGAGACATTGCATATGTTGTTGATGCCGTAATTGATGATCTTAGAACAGATAGTAATAAGAATATTAGAGAGACAACTAGAAAATATTTTGACGCTGCTGGTAATCCAATCAGTGGAGGTTTGATTGGTGAAGAATCGGAGTCTGTAACTGCATTCTCTTCCATCGCAGCATATTCAAAACTCGCTATTAATAACGTTCTTAATTATAGAGATACAACTATCACTGCAGATCCTGCAGTTGGATTCAACACTGATCCTCTTGGTTGTGCTGATATCCGTTCTTCTATTGATAGTCTCATTGGTATTG